AAGCTGCCTTGAACAATAACTTGCCCAATTGATTCAGCTGTATCATTAAGTTCGCTTGATGATAGTGCGCCCTGAGAAATGACCGATCCGGCACAGGCAATACTGTCTTTGGCCTCAATAGCATTAAGACTGCCATTAATAACGCTGGCACCAGAAAATGACGCGCTATCGTTTAGCTCAGCAGCACTTAAAGCACCTTGAACAATTACCGAACCTACCGATGATATGCTGTCACTTGATTCTGTTGCAGCTAATGAGCCGCTTACTGAAGCAGTAGCGATCAGCCGATCACCACCGCCATAAGACCCTATGCCGTATGGATTAATGCCGTATGGGTTCACAATATTTAGACTTTTACATAACTGTAAACAGGAAGTTCACTAATAATTACGCTAGGGCTTGTTGGCATAGGTCTTGTGCCAGCCTTAACCTTAGCAAGCTCACTATTAACATAAGCCCATACTTCCGCTCTCCACTGAAGAAAGGCAACAGACTCATCTTGATAGGTATTTACAGCGCCAGAATACGAACAGGCAGAAATAATGGAATCATAACCGCTTAATTTTGCAGTATCATCTAAAAATTCCTGAATATACTGCTCAGTACTATTCGCTTGCTCTGCAAACCGCAATGCCAGTGCGTCATCATAGGCCAGCTGGTTAGATATAGCCCAAGCGAGGTCAAAGGTTAGCACGCCACCGCCTACCCATAATGCAGGAGCATCAGCCGAAACCACTTCGTGGGTGGTGTTTCTAATGTCTAAAGCTTTAAGTCTACCTACTACCATTCTAGAAGCATCAATATCAATAGGCTCAAAGTCTGGGAACATATAGATAGCTTTTTTAGATGTTATTTCTCTTACGATTTGCATAATTATTACCTATATAGCATCAATATATAATTCAGTTGCTGAGAGGGCTTTACCTACATACCTGGTGTTGGTAGATGCGGTAGTTAATGTGCCAGCAGTAGTTACATAGTACTTAGATCCTACAGTCAACCCTACTTGGTTTGCATCAATAAAGCCCTTAACACCAATAACAGATACTGCGGCATCAACTGCTGGAGTCTGGGCTATACCAATGACTGACGCGCTATTAGAAGTATTAGATTGGTAGACTATTGCTGTCCCGTAGTTAAGGTTTCCAGCATTGTTATACGCAATAACAACTTTGTTATCAGTGCTATTGTAGACTGCATATATACTGTAACTATTAGCGCTATTAAAAACCATAGCAGGGCCAAAACTAATAGTAGTACCGGTAACAGTGCCCGCTATTACCGTACCAAAGTTAGTGTTGCCAGCATCTTGATAAGTAATGATGACTTGATCGGCAATACTATTAAAGGTGGCGGATACTACATTAGTAGTAGCACTTTCAAATACTACAGCAGTTCCAAAACTAATAGTAGTATTTGAAACGGTTCCAACTATAGCAGTACCATAATTGGTATTGCCTCCATTTTGGTAAGCAATGACTATCTGACTGCTAGTGCTATCGTATACTGCGGACGTATAGACAGTGGTGGCACTATTAAAAACTACAGCAGTTCCAAAACTAATAGTAGTACCTGAAACGGTACCAACAATAGCAGTACCATAATTTAGGTTTCCTGCGTCTCTATAAGAAATAACAACTTTGTTATTAGTAGGGTCATATACCCCTGAGATATGGCTACTATTAGCACTTTCAAATACTACAGCAGTTCCAAAACTAATAGTAGTACCTGAAACGGTACCAACAATAGCAGTACCATAGTTAGAATTGCCTGCATTTTGGTAACTAATAACAACTTTGTTATTAGTGCTATCGTATACTGCTAAGTTATAGGCAGTGGTGGCACTATTAAAAACTACAGCAGTTCCAAAACTAATAGTAGTACCTGAAACGGTACCAACAATAGCAGTACCATAATTTAGGTTCCCGAGGTTTCTATAAGCAATAACAACTTTATTATTTGTGCTATCGTAAGTCACAGAGTTGTAGAAAGAAGTGTCCGCGTTATTAAAAACTACAGCAGTTCCAAAACTAATAGTAGTACCTGAAACGGTACCAACAATAGCAGTACCATAATTAGAATTACCCCCATCTGTATAAACTACGACAACTTTATTGTCAGTAGGGACATATACCGCTGACAGGTATATAGCATTAGCGCTTTCAAACACTGTAGAAGTACCTACAGACGCCGCACCACTTAGTCCAACTACACTGACGGTACCATCTACATTTAATGCAACGCTTAGTCCTGCTGAGGCAATAGTACCAGTAGCTACGAAGTTTTTAGATGAGTTTCCACCAAGAGGAAGCGTGTTTGCAGCATCCATTAATGCTTTTGCAGATGGAGCAATAGCAACTTCACTTGCGCCAAGCAATGAAATTCTTGTAGGAGCAGTGCTATCATAAACACCCGCAACTAAAGTTACTAAAGGTGTTGTTCTATCTATCGTATTCCCAGTTTTAACAGTGCCTATACCCAGTTCAGAATTATCACCGTTTCTAATAGCGTAATAAACAGGCTCACCTGGAATGGCAGCATCTGAAAACCGCCCAAAACCTGTTACAGCAGTTAAAGTAACATTAAGAACTGTACCGGTAGTGCTGGTAGTTTCTTTTATTAAATCGTAGATATTAGCGTCCATAGCTGCCCCTTACTGACCAATCGTAATTATTTCAGCACGTATATGAGCCACCTCATTCAATGCAGCTTCCAGATCTTCATATAGTCTAGCCATGAGTAATAGCGGCAGAATTAAGCGTGACTGTTTGCCCTGCTGTGATGCTTAAGCTATCGAGTACAACATCAGGTGCAGGAACTAAGTTACTCAATCCAACCGTAAGCCCAGTGACCACGGCGGCTAGGGCGCTGTTGACAATTTGAGCGGCGGCGGCGGTTCCTGTTGCATCTGCCCCTGTATCTGACTGAGGCATGGTAAATGTAAGTACGCCACCCGCCGCTGCTGGGGCAGATGTTGCCGCTAGCGGGATTGTCGCTAATACTGTGGCCATTCCGGCAGTACCAATCTGAATAAACCCGCTGGCACTGATAGCAGTTGTTACCGCATCAAGCCGTGTATTTTTTAGTGCAACTGTATATGTAATCGACATAATTATTCTCTCGTTTATTTAGTGAGCATGCATAAAAAAACGCACTGAGAATAACTCGCAGCGCGTTTTGATTTGTTTACTAGTTGATTGAGCGATTAAGCTGAATACTCAGCCCATGCTTCATCACGTTGAGCGGCCGTGATATTGCCGCCTAATGCATCTTCAATACCAGGTACTTTGGGCTTTCCATCTTTAGCCCATAATGCTTCATCTTCAATATCTAAACCATCAATTGCAGTAATAATCTGTGCTTTTGTGTAGGCCGTTATATCAGCATCTTCTTCTGTTTTTTTGCCTGCACCCGAGTTAATTAATAACTTAGCAATGGCATCATCCACATCAACTACCTGCCCTTCTCTACCAACAAGCCCCTTACCGATAACGCAACTTTTATGTAACTTTACTTTCATGTTATTCACCATTTCTTAAGTAAAAGGCCCCAGCATGACTGGGGCCGATAATCAGCCGATTGATTAGCCGTTGATACAGAATGATTCGGCATGACGCACTGCTACATCAACATCTTGGAAGGCACGAAGAACAAGTCCTCCCGCCGCTGCTTTTGCCGCTACATCAGGCATGATATCTAACACGCCCCACATACCAATTAAAACATCAGCAAAGTTACCCATGATGATACGCTTAGCTGTGAGTTGATTGCTCACAGTTACGTTATAGCCATTTGCTTGGCCACCATCCATTAAGAACAAGCCGGAGCCGGTATCTTTTGGCGTAATTTTTAAGCCCCCACGAATAGCTGATGTAGTGATAATGCCTAACATACCCATTAATGCTTCATCGTTAGCAATAGCAGATTCAAAACCAACTAACTCAGCCCATGTTGGATAGCCTGTCGTTGCTGATGCTGCGATAGCTTGCACATTAACCCCTACCGTATTAACGATACCTGTTGGCTGACCTGCTGTACCAGATCCCTGCAATGCTGCTAAATCAATTGCTAATGCCGCACCGATCGCTAAATCGTTTTGAATCATTTGCTCTATGGCTGGACTAGATTGTTTAAGTAAGCGACGAGACATAGCAACAGCGCCACCAATCGTTCTTGGTGACATCGCTACACTGCCTAACGTTAAATCTGTTAACGATGTATCAGCATCATCTGCTAGCCACGAAAAACCTGCACTACCTGTCTTTTTAGGGATATCAAGATTACCGACTAAGCCTGGTAATATTGTGGCACCCGCCGCACCGACAACCGATTGAGCACGTAAGTTATCAATGAAAGAACCAGCAAGGTGATCTGTGCCAATTGCTGCTGCACCTGTTGTGACATTCATCACTCGTTGCTGCACTTCAAAGGGAACAAAGAAGCCGCGAGCATCACGACCCAATTTGTCAGCAATAGCTATTGAGCATTCACGCTCAAAGCCTGCATTTTTCCAATCACCCGAAACACTGGCACGAATAGCGGCCATTAAGCTGAAACGCTGTGATTCATCGCCGCTTAAACCAAGCTGTGATACCGGCGTTTCATCGCGAACACTACTCGACTGAGTAGCAATAATACTGACCACTTCATTAAAATCAGAAGCGCTACGACCTTGCTCAATAAAGCGACCCGCTAAATCATCTTGACCATGTTCACGAGCAAGTTTCAAAATATCTTGAACACGTGACCGCTCTAATGTGGCACCGCTTTGACGCTCTGCTTTTACATCAATTTTTGGTTGAGTTACAGTCTCAACTACTGGGTTATTTTCTTCTGGCATTGTTCTTTCCTCGTATTGGATTATGATTTTGTTTTCTGCTTCGTCGCTACTTCTACCGACACCTACTGAGTCATCAGCAGGAATGGAAACAATAGAAACCTCGTAAGGCTCCCAATCTGTTGCCCGATAAACTTCTAATTCAGCAGAAGGATCTTCTAACTGCATTTTATGAATACGGTAGCCGACACTAATTTTTGTACGAATACCATCTGTTACATCTTTGAATATTTCAGAGGCCTTGTCTGATTGTCCAAAGCGTATTACTGCTCGACCTATTCGATCGCTATCTATAACAGCAGACTCAACCACACCGACCTGTTCGTCAGAGTCGTGGCCTACCAATACGGGCGCACCATTGGTTAAGCGGCCAAGCCTAACGCTAGTAGCACTATGGTCCAGTATTTCTTCACCAAACCAACGTTCGACCGGCGCTTCTGATGAGAAAGCAATCTCAACAGTTCGACTTTCAACGTTGATTTCACGTGTATCAAAAACCGCTGAACGGCTTAATGATTTACTTTTAATCGTTTTGGTTTTGGTTTGCATTGGTTTCTCCGGCTGTTGATTGCCCCGTTGCTGCTGTTTTTACTTCAAACCCCTTGGCGGCAAGCATGTCTCGCCACTTTGCCCAGTCATTAACGATCTCTTCAGGATCAAATCCTGAGTCTCGTAATACTCGCTGCGGGCTAGTTAGGAAGCTTTCTAAATTAAGCTGATTACCTTTGGCCTCTTTGAGCGGATCAGTCCATGCCCAACGCCGACCTTGAAACATTACTTTCATATATTTTTCAGGTGAGCCACTTAAAGGTTTATAGCCGCTTGCTTTTGTTGGTACCGTTATAGTGCCAAGCTTTAATTGCAGCTGAAGCCAATCCTCATAAAGCGGTCTTAAGTAGCTTTCAATTAACCACGTTTGTAATTGTTTCCAGATTTCACGATCTTCCATCTCACCAAGACGGCCACTAGAATAATTAACGCCTTCTAAGTCGTTCGCCAGCTTGTGATAACTCACGCCTAAGCCAGAAGCAATACTACGTAGCTGTGTTTTAGTAAACGTATCAAAATCGCTATGCGGGTAAGTAGGATCATATGATTCAATGCTCACACCAGGTGGTAAAATATTGGCACTACCTGGTTCAATCTGTTCGATAAATTCGCCGTTTTCTTGCTGTGATGCAATGCCCGAGAGGCTTTGATCTGCTTCTGAATCTGAGGTGTAAAAGACTGCTTTACTTGCGCCGATACGTGCCGCCATTAACGCAGCTTCAGAGTAACCTTCTAACATTTGCATACGAAGTAATGGTGTTGCCAGCCAAGGTATACCGCGTCGCTGACCTACTCGCTCAGTGATGAATAAATGGGTAATTTCTTTAGCATCAACAACCGTATAACTGTTCGATGTATCTGTTGATAGATAAACCATGCTGGCTGATTTTTTAAAATAATATCTAACAGGCCGATCATCTTCATCAAACTCGAT